CTGAACACCAACGATCTCATTAGCGATAACTGTTGGCATTACACGTCTGATAACTGGTAAAATTACACGGTTTAATGTAGCAACGTTACCAGCGGCTGTTGAACCTGCGGTAGCGGTCTCCATAAGTGACTTGCGTGTGTTCTCAAGAACAACACCCATAGTAGATCTCTTCGATCCATTTAAGCCTTCTAACAGGGCTTCTTTTGTCTCGCCCCAACGGCTTTCTAATAATGCTTGTGTCATTTCTTTTCCTTTTCCTTTTAGGGTTATCTAAGCCCTGCTAAACGCTTGATTTCAACAACATTGCTGTCGTCTTCAACCTTAGCGTTGACTTTAGCAGATTTATCTCCAGTAACTTCAACACGGCTCTCAGTTAAAACTGCTTTCGCTTCTTTAACTGCTTTACCATTTGCGTTTAAAACTGCTGGAAGATACTTGTCGTATGCGGCCTGTAACTTACCAGTCTGCACACTTTCGAGTAGTTCGCTCATAACAGCGGCCTTCTCTTTATTAAGTGGTTTCAACATTTCAGCAAGTTTATCCTTGCGTTCTGCTGATTCCTTAATGATTTTGATTTCTTTATCTTTAGACTCAGCAATCATTGCCTTTTCTTCTGCTTGAGATTTAGCTTCTGCTAGAGCTTCCTCTTTAGCGGCAATAACAGCCTGTAACTTCTTGATTTCTTTGTTCTCATTTAAATGAGTAACAGCAAATTCTGAAGCAAAGGCTTCAAAGATCTGACGACCAAACATGTTCTCACGAGCATGCTGGATGTCTTCTTTGAGTTGAGTCATCTCTGACTCTAGTTTCTTAGCAACTGACTCTTTAACTAACTGGCTACTACGAGCAACGAATTGCTGTTGTAGTTCAGCTAATTTGTCTTTTGCACCTGCAATCAAGCGGACTTTTGTTTCAACAACTGCCTGCTTGTCTTGCTCGAACTCTTGAATTTCTTCAGCAAGTTGCTTGATAACAAACTCTTCAAGTTTAGATACACTATTCTCATATTGTTTGCGATCTGCTCTAAGCTCTTTGATTTCTTCTGCTAATTTTGTTACCATGAAATCATTAAACTTAGCACTGCTTTCGTTCATGTGTGTTTTGAACTTCACACGATCTTCAGCAAGTGCTTGCTTTTCTGAAGCAAATTCTTCAAGTTCACTTTGGAGACTTTCAGTTACCATTTTGTCTAGAGCTTCAACCATTACTTGTTTATCGTGTTGATAGCGTTGTGCAAATTCTTCGCGAAGTTCACTGCGAGCTGCCTCTTTAGCTTCGGTAAGTTTTGCTTCCCAAGCTTCATTGATAGCTTCTTGTGTGTCCTCGTTTATGATGCCACTATCTATCAATGGTTTGATAGCATCTAACATCTAGTTCTCCTATTTTAACTTAAGGTCCTTGATTAAGCGTAAAACGCCTTCTTTCAGGTACTTTTGTACTCTTTGATCTTGAGTAGCTTCTTTCGCTACTTCAAATACTTTGTGTCCACCACGCATATTCATTAACCCCTCATAAATTGGAGTTGGATAAGCATGTGGAGCACTTGGTTGTGCGACAACGTCAACAGTAATAATTTCAAAATTGTTAACGTGTCCCGAACTCTCATTAACTTCACCGCTGCCACGTGAACTAACACCCAACTTAACACCGCTAGTAATCATAGATTCAACTAGTTTACCCATTGGTGTTGGGAGGATTTTTAGTTTACCGTGACCGCATGGACCGTCCATCCACATGCTCTCAATCATATGTGATACACGATCTAAGTTAATTTTTAAATCATCTGGGTGATCAACTTCACCTAAGACACTGTTGCCTTTGCTGATTTGTTCATTGAGATGATTTACGGCATCAGAAATTTCAGAGACAGGGTAAACACGCTCGTTTGCGTTTTTAACCCCGCCCTGGATTCAAATGCCTTTCATGTAGAGATCCTTACCGTCATTGGCACTCTCAAGTACAACTTGAGCTTGATCAAATGTAAGGTTTTCTCTGAGGTAGTTCATAAAAGGTTACCTTAGACTTTCTTCATGTCTGGCTTGGTTGTGCCACCCATGTCTTGTGCTTT